GCTGTCTGCGGCGAAGTCAATATTTCGTTGAGCTCGACCATTCTGCAGTGTCATTGTGAATGATGTTGCACCCGGAGTGCCGTTGCCGAATGCCCAATCCGATGTGTCTGCTGTGCCGCTAGCAGAAACTGTGACAGATGTACCGTCATCTATATTGTTTGCTGTTACCACAAATGACGCTTGTTGTCCTTCTTCCTTTTCGGAAACACTCCAAGCCGCAGTCCACCCATCAGCATAAGGCTTCAAGCATTCCGCATGTCCTTCACTGATTGTGATTCGTTGTGGTTGTGTACAGCCTGCATCCGCCGCATTTTGATTTTGACACACATGTATGGTTTTCTTTTTGCCTGTTGGGTTTTTACCGTTAGCATCGTCCATGCATTCTGACTTTGGATTCGGGTCACTGTCGTAGTCGTGTATATGTTCTACTAATAGATTACAATCTGCATCAGCATGCTGTATCTTAAGACTTGCATCAGTATTATTATTCTGGTATGCCTGGGCAGAAGTGTCACCTAATAATGCTACTTTTGCGGAAAGAGATTTATTTTCCGTTGCCATCAATGTTCGATCAGATCGATTTGGATCTAGTCCATAATCGCCCATGCTGGCGCCCAGACCTCCCAGTGTGCCCAATGCTATGTTAGTTCTTGTTGTGACCCAAACTGTGCCATCTGTACCGTGAATAGTTCCGTCTGGCATCATGGTGTATGTGATGCCATCTCTAGTCCAAGTTGTGTAGTGCTTTACTTTTTCCCAATTTCCAGTTATAGTGTTATATACCCATTTGGATTCGTTCTCGTTGCCCCATTTACCTGCATCACTGTAAGTGATTTCACCGCCGCCATATTGTGGGCCGCCCAATGAATACCCTGGATTACCAGCGTCGAGTGCTTGCTGTGCGGCCGGACTGACTGCTTGTTGTTGGTGAGGTAAAATATTGTTTACCATATTGTCGTGAGTTTCCATCAGCGCCTGGGTCGCAATTTCTTCGTAAGTTAATGTAGGCTCATCTTGATTAGTTGTGTCTGAGCCATTCGAAGTGTTTACGGAACCTTTTCCTGTCGCTTGGTTTGTACTGTCCATCAAATTATTGAAAGTATTCTGGGCATTACTTGAAGTACTGCTAGTGTCACCTCCGACCTTCGCACCGTTACTGCCATCGCCGCCACCAGCAGTTGTGACTTTAGTATCACCAGTGTCCTTGTTCCTTACTTTTGTGCCTGTGTCCAGCGGTGCTGTGCCAGGCCCTGGGTAAGCACTGCCACCTGAACGCCAATATCTTTTCAGTGCCGCGCCAACATCCACGTAAGGTAATGTAAATCCAAAAGAACCTTTTTTGGTGACCACTGCGGCTTTGTTTTCCATTTGGGCTCTGATGTCATCAGCATATTGTTTTACACTGTGCCACGGATAAGCATTTGTTACAACATTAGCTCCATTAAGTGCAATATTGCCCAAATGCTTTGCAATAAAATACGGAGTCCATCCTTCTGCTCCACTGACACCTGGGGCATCTTCGCCGTATCTATCGTAATCGAACTTTGATCTATAAGTCACTCCGTTAATAGTATACGGATGTGAGAATGCAGGGTAATCAACAACTATGGTAGTATCTGTGGGGATGTCGACAACTTTCATCGTGTTGTTGTAGTAGTCTGGATCCATCATGTAAACTGTTAATTCTCTGTTTATGAGCAGATCACTACCGTCTGTTGCAAACCCGTGTGTTCCTCTAGTTGTTATCACACTGTTTGCACTCATAAATGTTGCATCTTCGTACGATGTTCTGTATATTTCTAAAATGTCGCCACCGGTCAATGTTACGTTACTATCGACTGTGAACAACGTTGATCCTAGTATTTCATCTATTTTAGTATTCTCAGGTATGCCAGGTCCTGACACTTGCATTCCTGGAGCGATGTTTCTTGTGCTTTGTACAACACTTATGGTATTATTTGCAGAAACATCCGATACGACTGTAAAGCTAGATCTTGGCAACTCTATCATGGTCTGATTTATAACAAAAGTACTGTTTGCAGTGTCTAACTTTTTAATTCTGTATATGTTATCGTATACTCCACCTGCATTTATTTTTACAAAATCGTTATTAACCAATAGTCCTGTAGTAAGGTCAGCGTCCACAGTTAATTTAGTTGCATCGTTTAATGTGAATGATAAATTAGCTTCTGTTAATAAATCACTTCCGCTATAAGCGTCAGGGTGTACGTGGAACGTGGTAACTGTTACAACTTCCACTGGCCCATACTCTGGTGTTTCATACAGACCTTGTGTAAATTCTACTGTGTCGTTTTGAGACAACGAAACAGGATTTTTAACGGTAACATTAGCAACTCTGCCGTCAGCAGTGTTATGTAAAAATTTCAGTACATCATTGCTGTTTATGGAAACACCGTTGTTTAGTATGATATCAAAATTGTCTTCGCCGTTCCATGTTTGATTATATGGCTGACCGTCCGGTGTTGGTACAGAAACTGTGATGTTTGCAATATTCTCAGACAATGTTATATTTGCGCCGGAAATTGCCGTAACAGTCACATTAGACACTTCGTCTAACTTTGCTGATACTAAAACAACATCGCCTATGTTAATGCCAGCGGCATTTGATATTGTGATGTTATTTTGTGCTAAGTTAGCAGTTTCTATTAGTCTTACAGGTTCATTTCCTCTATTCGAAAAATCGTATGCTATGGTGACTACTGGGTTAGGATCCTCACCATCAACATGCATGTACATGCCTGGTTCTATTATTGCATTACCATCAGCACTGATATCTGCATCTAGAGGTATAGTTGTGTTATTTGTTACTGACGACTCTACAGTAAACTGTATGGGAGTTGTTACATTACCGAACTCTCCCACAGCGTCAATTAGTTCTTGTTTTACTATATCTTCACGTTGTATGTTTGAAATAACAAACGAGTTACCATGCAACTCTGTGCCTGAGCTATCTTTGAACGTTACATACATGCCATCAATTAGCGCCTCGTCGTAAATATCAAAACTGGATCCGTTATTACTGATGCTGTTAGGTATCGCTGTAATCTTTATTGTGTCTTGTGCTAAAGAAATATTTGCTGAGTCGGTTATCACGTTAAGGGACGAGTCAGTTGTTGCCCACTTACCAGATTCTAGCATCAGTGTGTTTGTGGTAGAATCTTTTACAATGAAAGTATTTCCTGCATACGACCCTAAGTTGTCTACGTCAAATACAATTTCATCCCCAACTATAAACCCATGATTGTCTGCAACTATTTGCACATCATAGTCTATCTCTGCATTACCGTATCGATTCTTGCCAAAGTTTACAAAAGACAAATTTGCTTTAGGTATAACGTCAGTCATGCCTCCTAGAACAGTTGTGTTTGCATACAACAGTATGTTACCTGTTGTTTCTATGCTAGCAACTTGGAAAATATTGCTGTCTAGATTCGAACCTGAAGTATCGTGGAATCTTAACCAGTGCCCTACTTGTAATCCATCTATTCGGCCGTTGTTAATTGTAAAAGTTAACTGATTATTGAACGTTTTTCTATTATACGGGTATGCGTCCACGCCTCTAAAAATGGAGAAGTCTGTGACAGGCGTTAACACCGTTGCTCTTGCATGCTGATATGTATTCTGATACGCCACAGGCTGTGACCGTGTAATATTACCTGATGTTTGTGGAGTAATCGTATCGATCGTTCTAACATCTGGAACTGTGTGCGTTATGTTTCCCATCTCGATAAAACTGTCTGCAACTTTTTCTTCGGATATAAATCTAACCACAGGTGTGTTTATTTCTAGCATGTTCGGTGCGTAGATTGGATTTCCTTCGTATGTAATCAAATCTTTATAATACGGTGCAATTACGGATTTCCCGTTGAGTGCTAGGACATAGTCAAACCACTTTGTATGATTATATGCACCATCTACATTAGAACCATCATTGTAATCTAAGATAGTGTTAGATAAACTGATGTCTGCCCATAAAAATGTTGTTTGTACACTGTCGTCGTATTCAATATACGATATGTTCGAACCTGGGTGAGTTAGTTTATAAACATCAAATTCTTCGTGCTCACCTTTTGCAAAATGTACTAGGTCATTTTCTTTTGGTAGTTTGGATGCGTTATCGATTCTGTTAATATCAAATAATCTTTCAAAGTCGTAAATATCAAATGCTTGATATTGTACATTGTATTTAGACACATATCCTGAGTTAGGTAGAGGTGCATATTTTGTATCTACTATGCCTACATAACTAACACTAGAAGTTAGAGGCCATAGCCCTTTTTCACTCATGTCAGTAGGTCTGACTGGAAGTCTAAACGAGTCGTCTACGTCTACAAGAATTGTTGCGTCATCTTTTACATCAGGATATATTTCATATGTTCGCATTTGCTCTAGTTTAGCTGCCAATGCATCGTTCGCAAAAACCTTTATGTTCATGGTACTACCAGGTAAATCGCCTTGGTAAGTATCTTCTAAATCAATTGTGCCTTTTTCGATAATCTCAATCTTTGAATTAGGCTGTATAGGGGCGCCAGGAATAGCACCACAATCTAGGAATGTTATAGTCGATGTGCCTGACACAGCATTACTGGTGATAGTATATAATGCTTCTTCGCTAGTTTCTGGTAACTTAATTCCGTTAATTTCTACATCTATGTGCGGGTAGCTACCGTTAATAATATTTAAGTTGTCAGATGCTATTTCATCTGTGGTCGCATCTTCATTGGATACATCACCTGGGTTGAATGTGAAGCTTTGACTAACATTACCTGATAATAAGGATGTGGTAGTAATTACAGTTCTACTACCTGGGTCAAACACCCAATCAACATTACTTGCGCCGACTACACCGCCACTGGTTGTTTCACCGTCTACAGTTACAACAATGTCACTCGCTGACGTACTGTTTGCTGTCTGGAAACTGTAACGCTGTCTAGGCTGATATCGTTTTGCGTCTATGAAAAGCACGTTAGACAGAGTTGTTCCTGTTCCTTGCTCTGCAAGTGTAAAATCGTTACCTTTAATTGTTAAATAAAATTCTTCTTGGCCACCGCTCACTGTTCTTGTGAACGATGCTGTAACATTTGCATTTATGCCTGCTGTTGTGTTGATAACATTTGCAATATCTTCAACAGTGGACACTGCACTGAGATCTATTACAGTGTTTACATTTGAACTAAAGTTATCAGTTATCAATATGTTGCCGGTACCTGATATACTTGAAACGTCAACATTGGATGTTGATATAGCATATGGCTTTAGAAACGTTGTTGTAATATTTGCTGTAAGCAATTGGGCCGCAATAACAGTTACCGACGGATTAATTGTATATCCGTAGCCGGGCTCTGTTACAACCACATCAGAAATTCTTCCGTCAGCGCCAATATTTACAGTTGCTTGTGCTGTGGTACCTCCACCGTATTCGAAACTACCTGGTATCTCTGCAGGTGGTGGCTCAATTTCTAGGAACGGGCGTTGATAAAACTTTGTAGTCCTATCTAATACTTCAACTTCCTTAACTTTGCTAACTATGTCTTCTGGGTAAGCAATTTGTATTAATTGTCTTTCGGAAACAATTTCAGATTCTGTGATGCGAACATCAAGTGTTTGATAGTTATCAACATCACCGAATTCTCCTGCTTTTAATGCCCATTCATCGTATATTGCAACACTTCCAGGCACCAGTACTTTGTCACTGTTCAGCAATACTTCTATGCTATTTTTTGTTCCCTTACTTCGAATCATGCCAACATAGAAGTCGTATTGATCGTCCAATGTTAATTCAAATTCTCTTAGATACTTTCTCTCATTGTATCCGTATTGTCGTCTACTTGCATCGTAAAGTTGCTTTTCTACAGGAACATGACCAATTTCATTGTATTTGCCCATATCTAATGCCAGTGTATCGAAATTAGGCTTGAGGCCATCTTGTGTAATGATGTATCCTTCGGCTGTCAGTGTTCCATTCCAATTAGCAGTACGCTTTCCTTTGATCTTTAATCTGCGCTGGCGTTGGTTGAGCACGTCGTTGAAAATAGTGTCTCCAAATATTGTTTTATTGGAAACGACCATGGCATGCTCTATTTCGTTAGTATAAACTATTACACCATATATCTGTTTACCTTCCGGCGGAACAATATCTATTGTTGTACCGTCTCTGATAATTTCACATTCTGTTGCTTTAATCGATTTACCTTCTTGATCAACAATACTGTATTGCCCTTGATCAATATCAATTATCTTACTCACTCTGCCTAGAGGTGCAACAAATTTTATGCCGCTGGCTGCCGGGCTGAGATTTAGTGTGTTACCTGATGCCCATTTACCGATGCTCCAGAACAAAAATTGTCTGCCGCTGTATGTCCAGTTATTAATATCATTTATTTCGGAATTGAATTCTCCAAAATTGTATCCGTAGGATTCTTGTGTTCTGCCCAACGAAATTAGGAAATCGAACACATCGTTAACTGTGTCGAATACTGTGCCATACTCTACTTTAGATATAACACCAGTGCCTTGTAAATATAATGTCGCCTCAGCGGCATTTTGCATCGGCAAAGACGGTAATCTTTCCCAGATTTGTGTGTCAGTTAGTGCTGTTCCTGCGCCAGCAAACTGTTTAGCTCTGTAAAAACTATACCCAGACTTTACTATACTGCTACCTTGATAATTCCTTGTATTATCATAAGTAGCATAGTCTACAGGCTCGCCACCTACGCTTACTTCTGTTTTAGGTCCATTTTTATTACTTTCTTCAATATCAAAGTATCGCTTTACATGATTATAGCCTTCCACTTTGTACTTTTTATCAGAAGTATATGTTATCAAAACACCAGTATAGTCGTTTGTGGTACTGTAAGGCCCAACGTGTATATCAATGTCTATATCTTCTTGCGGCAATATCAAACTAGAACTATTACCTGTTGAGCTATAGCTATCGCTAAACACTGTCATTGTGTCTTTGTCCACGTAACCAGCGAATTTATGCCCTAATTTGCTGTTGAGTGTTCTCAGCGGCTTAGCAAAATGTGCTGTTGTGGTAAGTCCTTGGAATTTTAAAAATGCGTCAATAAATTGTGTAAAACCTACAGTATAAGTAGTTTCGCCCAGCGCATTTACTTCTCCATGTATTGCTACAATTTTTGACTGCAATCGTTTATTTGTGGTATTATCCAATAATTGATCTTTGTTGGCAGATTTTCTAATTGGTTTTCTTGGATCTGCAAAAACTGTAGCGAACTTGCCGGGGCGTGATAACAGTAATGCTTGGACTACTGCAAATGGGTAGCCTTCTGATATTCTCCATGCATTTTCAACAGGGGCGCCGTCGCTGAATTTCCAACCTTTACCAGTTAATGTATTGTCAACTGAATATACAACTTGCAAGGCACTTTGTCTTTCATAAGAAGGTGTGCCTGTCCCCAATGATGCCGTACCATTGCTGTTATTTTCGATATCGTTAGGCTGATCTGCAAAATTTAAACCGACTGTATAAGGGAAAGCAGGTCTATTGTTACTGTCTATGGTTGCTACATAATAGTAGGTGCCGTTTGGAAATTCTGGGGTAGGCCCGTAACGTCCATTATATTCGTCGAGACCGTGCGCTGAAGATACAAATTCAAAATCTTCTATGAATTCTCCTGTAGGCAATCCACCGGGCCCAACAGCAATATCATCTCTGTTTGTTGTTTTTAAATTGTAGCCTGATTCGAGTCTAACTATAGCACTAGATACATTTGCTCTATCCTCGTATCCATAAGGCCCATAAATAGGAAATCCATCAAAGCTCCACCCTATTATGGGGGAGTGTGTATCGGAGTCCCAATTTTCTAAATCTTGTGTTTGCGGACTGGGTTGTACATATCCGTAAATGTTATTCTGATCAGGATTTCCACCAGCGTTGTCTCTACTAACTTCATTTCTGAACATGCTGTTATAATGCCAATTACTAGTGCTGTAAGTGATTCCTGTATTTGCATTGAGTATGAGTGCGCCGTTTGTGCAAACGCCTATATTGTTATTGCTTATGCTTGTTGCATTAGCAAAATTTCCTGCGCTTGGGTTATCACCTACCCTAGAATTAATTCTATAAGTTAGAGTTGTATCTGCTATGGTATTAGTGTTATCTTCAGTTGGGAAAATCCCTGTAGTATGATTAACTTTATTGCGTGTTGTTATATTTAACTCGTCACCAATTTCAGTGATGCTGAGACCATCAACGGAAATAAATGTGTTGCTAGTCGAACTGGTTGTTCCCACTTCCACTTGAGACCAGGACAGATCTTTTGTTGTTGATATTGTGCTGGTAATATTAGCAGGAGGTAGTCGCTCGCCCGAAGCATCAACTGGCAACTCGAACTGTAGACCTATACGTCTATGCGGGTTATTTGTTTTGTAAGCATTATTTTCAATATTAGCTCGAGCACCTTGTCTTATAATGCCTTCCTCGAGGTCTTTCCACAACTGTGTGTTCGACGAGCTAAAGTCCGTTCCGTATTGTTCGGTCCACCAAACAGGTTTTCTTGTAAAGCCCAACATTTCCCATGGGTGAGTGTGCGGACGATCAGTATCATAACAGTCCTCATATATACCTCTCCAGTGAGCCGGCTTGCTAGACCCAGAATTATAATTCCATGTCCATAAATTATCTGAGTTGTAGAATTCGTTTTTTACGAAATCCACTTCGTTTCTGTCAATGTAGAAGTTGAAGTTTGCTCTTAGTAGTCCGTAAAACTCTTCTCTCGATCTACCTGTATTTCTGAATGCACCTGGACGAACATCAAACACACTCAAGTCTGGAACACTATCGTTATTCCTGAATTGTTGTAGTGTTGCATTATAGACACGACGTTCAAATTCAAGTAATATAAAATCGTGTACATCATCAACAGCAACGGTTTTACTACCGTCATGTCCTCGAACCATCTTCACAGGATCAACAAAAGTGTCATCCATAAAAATTTCTGGGTAATACAGTGGGTATAAACCCATTGCACTAGGAGTCGGTGGTGCTTGTGCACTTTCTATGTTTTCATCGTATGTTTTGACTCTTATAGTGTTGCCTAATGTTAATGTGTAATCGTCAGTGAACGTTAGCACTACAACACCGGAGCTAGAGTCCAGTTGATAATCTTCGTCTATACACAGCAGTTCTTCTTTCCCGCCTGGTGCTACATTATAAACGTAAATTATGTTTTGTATCTGAGTTAAATCTGCATAGTTTGTTAAGATATACTCTTTCTTTAAAACATTATTGACCACAATATTTTCTGTTAGGTATTGGTCACTAAAGCCTAGCATGAAGGTATTATCAAAAACATTTTTGCCTTGATTGTATGCAATAACATTTTCAATAACCGATTCTAACATTTCGCCATACGACATCTCTGAATAGTCGTTGTTGTTTACAAAATTGACAATCTCTTTTTTAAGTCTGTTCTTGTATTTTACATATTCCTCAGCACTGTAAGAAATACTGTCTTTTATGTTAAACGTGTCATTACTAAACAATAGTGCAGAAAGTTGCAGGTCATCATCAGTTTGAACAATTTTGTTAGCCCATTTGATATCTTTTTCGATGCTATCAAAGTTATTGTCACCCAAAGGATCGCCTTGTATATCTTCTTGTTCTGCAACAAGTGTTCTGAGATGATCTAAGTATTCAGGCTGGGACGTAGTTTTAATGTCCACATTATCTAAATTACTGTGCCAACTTAATGGAATATTATAGCGTCCATCTGAATATGGATTAATAATATATCCAGTTGTAGTACTAGTGTTTATGTCTAAAACATCTCCTCGCTTGAAAGGAAATTCAGAAAATGTAATAGCATTTTGTGTGTTGCTGAATGAAAAATTAGTAATACGATTGCCGTTTAGGTATACTCTAATACTCTTTTCTACTAGCCCTGCAACATCGCTATCGAAGTTTTCTGGTTTAGCTGAAATATGAAATAATTTCTTTTCATTGCTTGCATCTTTTTCGCTGATAATATACCTATCTTCAACATGCTGTCTAACGGAATTTTCAATTGGTCTCCACATGTTGTGGTATACTGAATCTCCGTTGGGCAAAGTTTTCTTATAAAATATGTAACCAGTGTGTCTGGATTTTGATGTGCCACCAAACGGCGTATAAGTGATACTGTAATCTTCTAAATAATTTGTAAAAGAAATTTCGCTGAAATTATTAAAATTCTTATATTGTATAGGAAACCCTAGTACTGGGTCTTCTGTTCTGTTGTCGCCAGATTGTGTATATCCGAATATTTTATTTCCTGTAAAATCACTTGCAGTGTATATCGCATCGTTAGTAAACGACACCCTATCAGCATCATATGCATTAAATTCAATAGGAGTATTAATTTTAGTTTTTTGTTGTCCTTTATTCCACTTATCGTTTTCCCAGTAGTATTCGATACCTTGGTATTTTGCACCAAATTTTACAGTTAATACATCGCCATCTTGTGCTATAAAAGGAACAAATGTTGGATCACCGTCCACAGCATCGCTTGGATTTGTTTCTGCTGGCAATCTGGATAATTGTACATTTCCGGAGCCATCATCTACTATTAGGTATGCGTATTGTGTTATAGATGCATCGTCAGAAGTAAACATTATTGTGTTGCCTGGTTGCAACGTTACATCGTCGATTGACGCTCCTGTTGGTCTGCCTTCAACTTCACTTTTTAAAAGTCCTTCAGCACTAATGTCAACAGAAAATCTTCCGGTAGTACCAAAGTTAAACAGCTCTATGTCTCTGTCAAATTCTAGTATAGGCCTTACTGCACGACTAAGTTTTCCAGGCAGCTGGTCTCCGGCATCTAGGAAATTCTGCTTGTGGTGCCAAAAATTAATTCTGCTCCAGACATTATTGTCTTTTGCACCTCGTTGCATGACTATATAGTCAGGTTTTTCTTGAGTGTTGTCACTGTCGAATGGCCTTGTGTCAAATGCACCTATGCCGCCTGCTACATACACTAGTGGCGAATTGACTGGAGCAACGTAGTCTTCCCAAAGAGGATTGCCTGATTCTGCATCTAGTTGCTCAGGCGTATAATCTGGTGTTGGCCAATTATTTTGACCTTCTAGCGAAACATAATTTTCTACTCCCACCAAACCACCACTCAAGAAATTGGTGTTATTCAGATCTGTTGTAGTTGGTATAAGTGTGTCGTTTTGTGGGTCAATAATTGTTTGGTCAAAAGGTATGTAATCCTCAGTACTAAACACTGTGGCAAAGTTTTGCTCTTTATCATGCAAAATAATGCTTTCGCCAACACCCTCTACAATAAAACGTTTTTCATTTTTAAATTTATTTGGAATTACATAATTTCCAGAAAATGATATTACCATACCATTCTTTAAAACAACGCCAGATGGTGTTGTGTATGTTTTTTTGCCTAGTATGTCTTTTTCAACATTGATTGGAAACGAGCTTGTGCCTTCAACAATTACTGGTGTTGGACCAGTAGGACTCCAAAAGTATTCTTGGTAGTTGATAAATTTATCAACATTAATTGGCGGTAAGAATGTATATGCGCTTGTGTCAAATATAGAATTTTGATTAAAAATATTAACGCCATAACTTTTAAGTATATTCAGATAATCTTCGTAAAAGACAATATTAGTACTTTTACCAGTTAACTGGTCTATAGTATTTACAGCAGGCTCTAGACTAAACTTGTCTCTGTCTGCGGTAGGTTGTAGTACATAGGTGTCTGTTTCGGCAAATAAATCTATGTCTTTTTTACCGATGTAAGCAGACACTTGATTAACGTTTGCTTTACTGAATAACTGTTCAACTGTTGTATCAAAAAAGTTTTTGATAACGGGAGTTTGATGCACTCCGGGCAGTTGTGTATACTTTTTATCAGCCATTATAATTAATACCCATTTCCGTTTGTGTCGTCGGTGCTAGATGCACTTGATGACAGCGTATTGTTAACTGGATTGTTTTCTACAGTTGTTTGTGTTGTAGAGCCATCGCCTTCTTGTTGTACATAATTACCCATATATGTTGTAATACCATTAGGCATGTAAAACGTTTTTCCGAAAAATTCGTGTGTGTGGTGGGTGCCATTACCAGCAAAGTTTGCCGCTTCTGCAGTTGGGTACAACGGATAGTGTCCGTTGATAGCAAACGGTCCAATCTCTGATGTTGGATTAGCATAAGACGTAAATGTTGGTGTACCCGATGCAGGAGATATATTGTCTTTTGTAATTTTATCTACTATGTCAATGTCATCCACAGTTGCAGTGCTTAAAAATAACTCATCGCTGTCAGATTTTACTTGGAACAAATCGCCGAACACTCCGCCGGCTTTTTTTGGTGTGATCACAATACTACCAATTGAGTTTCCAACTTCTTGATGAATAAAACTGCTAAGTTCTGTGAAGTAGAATGTGTCACCAAATTCCCAGTTATCTATACTAAAATATTTATTAATTGCTTTGATAATTCTAGTTTTTATTTCGTTATCGCTTAAAATTGTTCCGGGCAATCTAACTACTTTAAACCTTGCTTGCAACTCACTCCTAGCATCATTGCCAAATAGTAATTTAAACTTGCCGCTTTTAAATAAAATCTGATCACTGGCGGCTTTAAATTCTTCTAAATTTTTAAATTCAGTTTGCAATTCTAATGTTGTAGGTTCTTCTGGGAACGCTGTCCCGGGAACATTAATATACGACTGTACCTTGTTGTAGTAATTATCCGTTAGTATAAAAAACTCGTGTACATTGCTGATGCTGGGATCAATTCTCATATCGTTGTTAGCTATGTGAGTCCATCTAAATGTGACTGGTTCTTGTGTTGTAGAACGAGTATTTTGTGTAAAACTTTTTCCTTTCTTTGCACGATGCTGTGAGCTTTCATAATTGTTTACAACATCGAGGTTTGTACTGCTATACGACATTAAGTAAATTTTTCCAGTATCTTGGGCATATACCTTTTTGTTGTGTAGCTTTCCGGCTGTGTTATTAAACCTTTCGTCAATTATGCTTTTAGACTTAACCAGAAAATAGTCGTAGTCAGCAGTGTTATAGTATCTACCAGAAGGAACACTAGCATCTCCTGTTGATGATCCCGATATTAATGTAAACTGTCCGTTGAATCTTACATCGGGCTCTCGTCTTAAGTCCAATATACCTGTTTTAGCAGGTTTTGTGTATGTATACCCGTCAAAGCTATCGAAGTCTTCAAAAATTATCAAATCTGATGGCCCCACAAATTCGTTAAATTGTATTGGGTCATCGGGACTGTCATCGTTTGTTGAGTTGAACGGTGTTACCTGTACTTTTCTCGCATCAGTGTAACCATCGGAATACACAAAATTCTTAACTGCGGCCCATAATATTGGAGTTTCCAATTGATTCTTGGATCTAACATAGTCCACTGACACAACATCTTTGCTTGATAAACCTGTGGAGTCTACAGCAAAGTGACGATTATTATCAAAATTTTCTACAATTAGTGTGCCTGTTTGATTAGCAACATCAACATTGGTTACATATAAATGCCCGCCGCCTGTGTTCGAGCCATTGCCAGCAGTGGTATCAGTCCCTTCAAATCTATAAGCAATATTTCCGTTAGAATCTAAAATATTGTGACCAAAGGTTGTGTTAGTAAAAGGGATACTTAAACTATCTGGTAAACTTGATATTGTGCCAGTGTTATTTAAAATTGTAACGTTGATGTTTGACGTTGCATCTGACACATTGTTCGTGCCCAGTGGTATTACCAGATTGCGAACAAAGGAATTTCCAGCTGGATCTGCATTTTTAAATAAACCAAAGTTAGTGGTTACAGATACTTCTACTTGGTCGAATCTTGTACTTCTAGATTTCAAAGGTATGTCAATAAACTCTACACCATCACTAGTTGAATACCACTTGTCTCCTGTTCCGTCGGCGTTTGTGTCTCTCCACTCGAAATCTTCGACGGTTCGACCTTGGGTATTAATTGTTGTAAGTTCTATAGTATCATACTTTGCTCTGCCGGTGAAACTATCCACGATGCGGTTTTGGTTTATGTTATAAAATCTTACATCTTCGAAACTTTCGAAAATATATCTAGTACCGCGAGTCTCGACGTTATATCGAAAAGACAGTGTATCAATGGGGTGGTAGGAAAACTGCATAATCCAACTGCTGTCACGATTATTACCTGATGTGTCTTGAGCATTACCAATGCTGAACTCACCGCTATTCAAATCGTTGTTATTAATCACGTAAAACGAATCTGCTGTGGGGTTGTACCCGACACCAAATGTTTGTTTTTTCTCGATTGCTGCTCTGACCCTAGATGCTTCTACTTCAAAAAATCTAGTTCGCAGTGTGGTAATAATTTCTGCACCCTTCCAACCGTTTTTAATTTCTTCACTAAGTCTGAACGGTCCGTCAGCAGTTGTGCTAGAACTCACACGTCTGCCGTTATCTCTGATCGATACAATCTTGACCCATTTATAAGACGTAATGTCATCTGGGTCTACAAACTTTATCATATGTCCTGGCTGTATTAATGCTAGCGACGGATTAGAAATATTAACGTCACTAATTGTGCCGAGGTTAGTAAATGTTTCTGTCAAATATCCAGTATCATTTTGGTTTGTTTTCGGCAGGGTGTTCCATATCATGCCATACTGATCTAGTTTAAATTTGTTAGGTTGTGCTGTTATCCATTTTTCTCTAAAATCACTGTAAATAAAATCTTTAAGTTCTAGGTTTTTCAGATATAGCGGTATAGTTTTTTCAATTTGCTCGAGTGCAGTATTATTGCCGTCAATAATAAATGAAAAGGACTGGGGAGCAGAGTCTTTGTACAATGCCCCATCTTCAGCAATAGTTGTGGTTGTTTGAAACGTTGAAGTAGGGTCAGTGATATCAATATACCTACTATGCCCTGCATGTGTTTTATTTGTAACTTTCAACTTTCGAATATTTGTACTTTTTGCTAAAGGTAGTACTTGATAATCTTGCGCTGATATCATTCTGTCCTGGGAATAGAATGCTTGTGGCGCTCTCTCTTTTATACCAGCAAGAGTTTCTGCAGGAAGCGCATTGTTTATCGCAGACTGCAATCTACAAGTTAATGTGAGAACATATCGTTCTTCATTACGATTTAAATAACTGATTGCAATTACAACATTACCCATATCGTCGGGCTGTATACTAAAACGCTCGTTTGCACTTGTTCGATAGAACGCCCTAAATGTGCCTAGCGGAACATTAGCAAAATTGCCGTCTGCAAATTGTAACTGAATACCACCTGTACCCAGGTTTTGAATTGCATACAGTAAAGGACTAGACTTTGCTAAAACGTTAAACTGCAAAGTTTGCCCAACTGTGTTAGGAATTTTTTGCCATTTTGTAAGGACTGTATTTGTAGATGATATTTCTTGAAAATACACATCAGTTTCGTTGATATCAGGTACATCTATGTTTTCTCTTCTATTTTCCACAGCCTGTGTGAAATCAAAAGTTTGTTGTTGTAATATTCCTTGTTTGAACATAAGGAAAAAGCCGTTGTTTGGGCTAGATAAACCTAATCCGTCATTCCTGTGTATTAGTCCAAAGTTATTTGCCGGGTCTGGATGTTTCTCGTAGAAAAAACCGTTATCTTCAAAATCAGAATTTATTATTTCGAAATCTCTGCTGACACCGTTAATGTTCTTTTTGAATTTATACACAAACGGTGCATTTACAGGTGTATTGATCTCGTAAAGATCAGTGACAATACTATTAATCGTGCCTGTTTTAACAGGCTTGCTGAATCTATTAATATTACCAAAAGCACTGTTTAGTACTGTAATAAATTGTTCGAATGCATCAGGGTTATTTGCGTCGTTCCATGTTATGTCCCTGTTGCCTATTTGATTTCCTGCACTATCAGTTAATGGCTCGGTAGTATTGATGCTTAATACTTTAATCAATCCGCTGGATGCAATATTTCTTTTAGGGTTGTATCCTAATTGTCTGGCTAACTTGTATACACTATCACGTCTTTCCGCAGTCTCAAGGAAATTCTCTCGTGTGTTCACATCCATTCTAAACGCAATGCTCTGAGCTAGATATGCCAACAGCTCTATGATTGCAATGAACTCTGAACTTTCTATATAGTCGTTAAAGTTTTCTGGAAAATTTGTTCGAATATATTCGATCATTGCTGTTCGAATAGTGTCGAAATCGTATGCTTGAAAATTTACCTGACTGTATGCCTGGTATGCAACTTCCCAGTCTTCTGCCGCAAATAAGTTATTTTGTCTGCTATTTACTGCCATAATTAAATCTCGTTACTGCTTTGCGTGTATTCTACTAGCAAAGTTTCTTCATCTAAGAAAGGTTTCAACACCAATTGTACTTGAACCCTAATGGTATGATCCAACGTTTGTGTGAATATTTCTGATATATCGACACGTGGATCTTTTGTGCATATTCTAATAACTTCTTCTTTGACTTCTTCTTCTACATATGCGTCTAACGGATTCATAATCAAATCATATATAATTGTGCCGTAGCCAGGTCTCATCACTCGTTCGCCTTTTCTGGTGTACAGCTCGTTCAGCAAGTCTCGCTTTACTGCTTCACCGTTTGTCACCGTATATGGCGGTCTAACTTTGCCCATGGTGCTAAAACCTTTGTATATGTTTGCCATATCAATATTTATCTATGTAGGTTAAAACATGTTTTAATAGGGCCAAAAAAAAGGTTGACTTTGATGCTGTTAGGATACATAATATTGGAGCATTAAGAGATTGATGCATGTTTTTTACTTTGATTTATTATAGGAAAATAAATGAAAAACGTACTAGACAAGTTCAACAATATCGTTGAGCTAGCAAGCAGAGCAAATAAGATTGTTGCTCGTCGAAACAACAAAGATACCACGGGACACGGGCCTCGTTTTCGTAAAATGATGCATTGGCAGAACAAGCGTGTTCATTCTATTGGTATTTTTGATTACCACACTAAGCAATTTGTGCTGTTTGAGATGGTCAATATGGTAGGACAACCAAAGGACATCTTGCCAGTCGAATTAACCGAGATGGAAAATTTGATACTAAATGCCAAAATTGCCTAATATAGCATTTGTTCATGGGTCAGGACAAAGCAATGTCAGTTTTAATTACTTTGATATTTTTTTGCCTGAACACAATGCGCTGGCGTTGGAATATCAAACACAAGAAGATCCTAGTATAATCATAGAAAGATTTAATCGAGTAATCAAACAGTCGTTTGGTGACGAACCTTTCTATGTTATTGCACACAGCTACGGATGCTTGTTGTCTACCTTATTGGCAATAAAAAACAATAAAGTAGAAAAACTGGTAACACTAAGCTCGCCCTGGGGTGGCAGTTACACAGCAAAATGGCTTAACATGGTGTTTAGGCAAAGTAAACTGTTTATGAACGTGAAACCAAACAGCTACTTTATTCAAGATATTCAACAATCAAATTTGTCCATTCCAGTACTGAATGTGGTCACAACAGGGTCTAAAGGATCAGGCAATGATCTCGCTGGCTTAGGCAGTGAACACAATGACGGGTTGCTAACTGTGGCTACTCAAAAATCACTGCCATCCGGGTTCACTGACTGTAATTCAATTGAGGTTCCTTTGAGCCATAATGAAGTATTATTGTCGTATGACACTATAAATATTATAAAGACACATTTGTTTGGATGTTAAACAATGACTAATAAAACACTTAACAACACGTTGGAAGAAGAGCTTCGAGAGATGGTATGTGATCAACTCAAAGATATAAATGGACTAAAGACTACCATTAAAATGCTCAAGCAAACTGTTAAAGAAGAACAGGATGCAAAATATCGTGCTTATGTGAAAATATCCGACTTACAGCGACAACTGAGTAAATTTACCCATAATACTTAGAGTTTTTATAGATCCTGAATGCCCCTTCCAGGTCTCCTGATTTAGAGTTCCAATCGCTCTGTCTAGACATTATTGTCGGTATATTATCGTATCCGCTTGTGGGTCCAAACCAGCTGTCGTCGCATTGATGTAGAAATGATAAAAAGTTGCCTTTGTCCCCGTACCAGAAATTAGCAACTTCATCATAACCTCTAAGACTATATCTATTGGCCACGTTTTTAAAATCACGACTCTTGAACTTTGTGTAAGCAGGATGTTGTACCATCAGATCTTGTCCCATCGAATGGCCTAACATCGTAAACGCCATCAGTTGTGCCTTGCTCATCGGTTGTTGTGTGTTATCGAGCACAAATTTAGATATCACTTTTAGATCATTTTCTAATAACATTTTAGCAACATTAGTAGACATGCCAGTTTCTGTTCCGTTAAACATTATGATTTTATCATTTTGTTCACGATCTTTGATATAATATGCGCCGTCCCCCGAACTGCCGGGAATGAGATCGTCGGCTGGCATTAATCCGTATTGAGATAAATCCTGGCCAGGGCCGTTTGTTTTTATCAAGTCGCTTAGTGCCTTTGCTGAAATATTTGTTGACCCGCCAGCAGGACTAAATGTTGTAGTTTCAGATGTTGGGTCATATGTCAGTCCTTGACCAAACATAATCACTCCAGCCTCTTCTTGTTCTTCTGCTAAAATATGCTTGTAACCTATGCAGTTTCTTGTTGGGCCGCCACTATATGGCTGATATCCCTCGTCTGTAACCAACGGTGTTTTAGTAAGTTCTGGTGTTTGGGACTGGATAATACTTTCTTTTGTCAAAGTGAGAGCAGTGTGCCCAGAACTACCCAGTGTTGCTGTGGTAAATTCTTGCATCATCTGGCCGCCAGCGGCAACTACAGATTTATTACCTGGCACTTTTTCCCAGTCGGGTTGCATGCTTCTGAAATTGGCTGTTGCAACATTTGGTTCGTACGAGTCACCGTTTGCATCTTGTAATTTTGAGAGTAGGTAATCTTTTAACTCGTCGTCGTTTTTATCTGCTCTGTAACCATCGAAACCTACCCCTTTATATAAATCACCATTGCCGTCAACATAATTGTCTGGGCCCATATATCCGTTGCCACTTGTACCCGGTGTTCTCGGATCACCAAAAAAAGCATCAGATTCTATTTGCTGACTTCGTGCAGTGGGTATAGTTATATCCTTCTTCAGATGGCCAAACCAAGGCTCTCTGGTTGTTATCATGGTTGTGGTGGAAGCAACATCTATTTTTTCTCCACGTTCATCACTGTAGTTGTTGTTAGGATCTGTGTTCTCTTGTGCCAAAAATTTACTTCCATCTGTGACACGTTTACCG